ACTTTAATTGATTATTATACTACTAATATAACACTTTTATTTGACATAAAAAAATTATTTAGCACTTTTTTTAAAATTATTTTTAGTAGTCAGTCGCGCTTTCCACTTCCTCGATTTCTTCTTCGGTATACCCTAATTCTTTGAAGAACTCTCTTACATAAATATAAGTGTCGCGGCACGCATCATCGTCACTATAACGTTCTACCTGACCGGTTTTATCTTCTAAATATTCAAGGTGAAGATTCCAACACTCGTCGGAGATCTCATTGAATTTGGTCTTGAAGTTTTCTGAGTTTAGTTCCATTTTGTTTTTGTTTGTTTGATTATTACTTAGTAAATATACACAATTCCGTTGACATAAAAAAATATTTGTGCAACTTTTTTCAAATTATTTTTGGTGTCCCCAATTATCTTTGTACAATTCAACCATGTCTTGATAGAATTCGTACCAATCATTATCGGTCTCTTCCCATAAACCAGCATCTAACGTTAGTTCACACAAAGCATCCCAGATATAATCGTCATCTACGGTCATACCTAATTCAATAGCCTCTTTGGTCATACACTCAAGTTGGTATATGATCTCGTTAGTGTCTAATTGCAATTCCAATTTGTTTGTTGTCCATTCCATGTTGTTTTACTTTAATTGATTATTATACTACTAATATACACAATTCCGTTGACATAAAAAAATATTTGGGCACTTTTTTGCTTATTTATAGTCATTATAGATAAGCCTCCCGTGTGTGGGCGCCCGTGTGTGTTCATATTAATATAGAACTTTTGTCAATATAGACCTATTCTATATTTAGATATGTCTGGGTTGTCCAGATAAATTAAAAAAATTCAATATTATGACAGTAAACGACATGGTTAAGAAGTTGAGAGTTATGCTCGCAGCAGACAAAGCAGTTGTAACTGAGACTAAAATGGCAGATGCTGAATTAGTTGATGGTACTATCGTATATACTGAAGGCGAATTAGTGGTTGGCGCAACCTTACTTGTAAAAGTAGGAGAAGGCGAAGAATCACCATATGCACCTGAAGGTATCCACGAGACTGTAGACGGTAAGTTAATTGGTGTTGGTCCTAATGGTGAGATTATGGAAATCTCAGAAGTTGAAGCAGAAGCTAAACCTGAAGAAGTTATCGAAGAGGTAATGGAAGAGGTAGTAGTAGAAGCTCCAGTTTCTGAAGAAGCTATCCCTGCAACTGAAGAGTTATTAGCAGGTATCGCTGAAATGATTGCTCCATTCACTGAAGAGATCGCAGCATTAACTACTGAAGTAACAGAACTTAAAGCTAAGTTCTCAAAGCTTGCAGATGAGCCTGCAGCAAAACCAATTAGAAACACATTTGCGGAAAACAAAGCTATCGCAGATGATAATCTAGCAAAAAGAATGGATGCACTTAGAGCTATCCGCAAAAACTAACAAAATTAAAAAAACTATTTAAAATTATGGCATTCGGATTTGATGTTTCAGCTTTACCAGCATATACGGACCAATTATCATTGGACCTTATCTCTAAAGTTGTATTAAAAACTGATCTACTTGATTATGTAGATCTTAGAAGCGGTTTCACAAGTGGAACTGTAGCAATTAACCTTGTTGACGCAGACTTACCTGTATCAGCATTATCATGTGGATGGACTTCAGATGGTCAAGTAACTTATTCTCAAGTTAACGTAACTATCGAGTCTCTACAATCTAAAACAGAAATGTGTATCGAAGACTTACGTGCTAAGTACACTTCTGCATTTATGAACGCAGGAACTGGTAACGATTTCTTACCTTTCGAGCAAGTTATCTCTGAGTCTTACACAGACAAATTGAGAAAATACAACGAAGGTTTCTTAATCAACGGTTTCGGAACTACTTTAGGTCTTAAAGGCCAAATTACTTCTGCTAACGGTGCAAACTTACAAGCTGGTACTCCAGCTGCATGGGATGCAACAAACGCATACGAGCAAGCATTAGACTTGTATGATGCAATCGACGAGTCTGTAAAAGACAGAGACGATTTGATCATGGTAGTTTCTCCTGATGCATACAGAGCATTAGTTAGAGCCCTAGTTGCTCAAAACTTGTACCACTTCAACTCAGTTGAAGGTAATGACATTATGATCTTACCAGGTACTAACGTAACTGTTGTTAAGTCTTCAGGTCTTGTAGGTTCTAACTACAAATTTGCTGGCCCAGGTAAAATGATCTTGGCTGCAACTGGTTTGACTGACGAATTGGATACTTTCCGTTTCTTCTATGACGAAGCTGCTGACGTAATGAAGTTCAGAGCTGCTTGGAGATTAGGTGTTGGAGTTGGTGAAGTGAACTTGTTCGCTACTAACGACATGGCGTAAATTAACTTAGACTAGGAGCTTCGGCTCCTAGTTTTTAACAAATTAAAAAAATCAATTAAAATATGAGTTGTTCAGCATTAACAGCAGGTTTCTTGGATTTATGTAATGACGGTACTGGTGGTATCGAAAAGATTTTCATTGCTAATGGACCTGTTCAATCAATTACAGAATCAGCAGGTGTTATCACCGCTATCACTGTAGGCGGTTCTGCTTTAGCTCCTTCTGATTTTTTCACATTCGAAACTCCTCGCCAGTCGAGCTCTATCACTGAAACTACTACAGTTTCTCAAGAGAACGGTACTCTATTCTTTGACCAACAATTAACTATGGTTTTCAATAAAATGGAAGCTGCTAAGAGAGATCAATTATTATTGATGGCTCAAGCTACTACAATGGTTGTTGTTGCAAAAGACGGTAATGGTAAATATTGGTCTATTGGTGTAGAAAAAGGTGCCTTCTTGGTATCTGGATCTGCTACCAGCGGAACCGCGTATGGAGATAGAAACGGATATGAAATCGTATTAGGTGGATTAGAAGCAAGCCCTATCTTTGAAGTTACATCTACTATCGTAGAAGCGTAATCTTTAAATATTATAAAATAAGAAAGGTAGTCAGAAATGGCTACCTTTTTTTATACAATCTGGTGTGGTGATTTATATGACTTACCATTAGTTTTAGCCATTGGATACTTAGTAGATTTTAAATAAAGACCATCTACTAGTTTACTGTACTCAAAGGTTGTACCATCAACAGTGATACGTCCTCTGTAACACGCGTATAAGATTTCTTTAGTTGTATCTATGTTGGGATCATAGAGTTCGTTAGACACACTGTATTTAACGTCTATGAGCGTCTTCTCTTCAAAGCCTATACGAACTAATGTCTCAAGTATAACTCTAATACGTTTAGGATCCATCGGACCCATTACAGTCATATCAATATCCCATGTGTCAGTACCATTTAAGATTGCACCATGCGCCCACAACTGATAACCAGTCCAATCTATTTCTTGCTTACATCTTTGTATAGTAGACTCAACAGATTCTAAACCATTTAGTGTTTTCCACTCAGAATTCTTAAATCTACCATACTCTATTGCTTGAATTTTATATGCCATGTCAATTTACAGTGTTTTTATATTTATATGTATACAACCAATATTAACTAAGTTTATGACCATACTAGTACCTGAAACCTTATTGACACAGCAGTTTAGTGTAAACCAACCTAATTTATCGGGTAATTGGACTTTTGTATTAACTTCACAATGGTCACATCAACCAATTGAAATGGCTGTTACTATAATTGAAACTAATTCTAGATACACCACATTAGAGGTTACCTTTCCTACTGGATTTGGTGACGCTCACAAAAACGGGATATATAACTGGAGGTTAGTTCAAGACTACAGAACATTAGAAGCTGGTTTAGTTAAAATTATAACAGAACCAGGTGGAGGTTTAGGAACAACTAACTTTACAAGTACACCAGCAACAGAAGAAAGAGTGGCTGACGTGTTCTATAGACCAAATTATTAAAATAAAGATATGAGATCAACACCAGAAGGAATTTACGCAGTTAATGGAGCACAGTTCCAAGCAGTAGAGCTACCAGATATCAAAGAAGTACGTGGGAAGGAATACATGTACTACGGTAACTTAAACCTATTTCCACAATCATTAATAGAATTATATGACACTTCTGCAATGCACCACACTTGTATTGACGCTATTACAGCTGGTATTGTTGGCGATGGTATTGAAATCATTGGTGATGAATACGTTAATCAAAAAGGCGAAACAA